GTCATTACAAAAATATTCATTTTTTATAGAAGTTAAAGAGGTCCTCGGTATGTACTATCCGGGCAGCAAAAATCTTCTCTTAACATTGGACATATTAAATATCTCATCATATATGTTTACAAGGTCCTGCATCTCTGTATCATATTCGGATACAATTTGGATTACTTCTGATTTCATATACTTTGGCACAGTATGATCATTCAGGAGTGAGATAACAGCTTCTTTTCTCAATGTTAATATTTCTTTCTTTAATTTATGGACAAGATAAATTATATTTCCTTCAATGCAATCATCTTGGTCGGGAATGATAATATGGTAATAATTAATAAGTGTTTGGTCAAAAAGACCTTGCACGAATAAAACTAAACCATAAATCACAAAAATAACCAAGAGCATCAAATTTAAGGAAATAACGAAAAAGAAGGCAAGAACTGGTACAAATCCAAAAACTCCAAGTTTGACTGTCCATTTATTTAATTTAGGGAAAAAAATGCACAGAAACATAAAAGGTATGGATAATTGTAAAATTATGAACAAAAGAATTAGCAAAATATGAACTTTGCTACAGTCTTGCCATATTGTCCATCTAGTTCTCCATGTTAATTTCAAAACATACCAGATATTCCTAAGCATGACTACCGAGGTTTTAATACACCTCCGTATACTTACTTTAGTAAGATATAATTGGTAATCATAGGCATGAAATACAGATATGATTGTATAGAACAACATTGAGTATTTGATGAGCAAGATTTTAGGTAGGATAATATAATTCCATAACCCCATTATTAAGTAGTAAGACTTATTATGAGAGATACCACTATAAGAAGAGAAACTACGAATTATAGTATCTAAAACCTTGTTTATTTTTTTGAATCCTGTAAAGAAAGGCCTTAAGACTCTTTCAACAGGCCAGAGGGGGATTTCGAAATCTAAAAGAAGATTCGACCGAGTTTCGTTATACATAATAATAATAATAATAAAGGACATCATTAAAATGGGAAATTTGAAGAAAGGCCCATCACCGGCGTCATTAGAGCTAAAGCCCACACCGAGTTCCTTCCAATCAAAAGTCGCAGATATGTCCTCACGACCAATTAATTGTTTATTGAATACCTCAAACACTTGTTCTTGGTATTCATCATAAAATTTATCATAAAAGTTAGGATTCACTGCAGCAAAGCATGCCCCTAACATTTCTTCACACTTTAAATAATTCATACACGGTTTCTTAGGTAGATTTGTTATATTATATAAGAAGAAACTACCAGGACAAGTCCTACCAGTTCTTCCTTTTCTTTGCTTGATTGTTTGAGGGCTTAATTGAAAATAATATGGTTTGCCCCCACTCACATGGATATCAACATTGGGTGATATTACTAAATCACATTCTGGTAAAGTAAGACCTGCATCAGCTACTGAAGTGCAGATATATACAGAACGATCATTAGTAATTTGCTTATTGTCTGAATTCAAAAGTTGATATCTAACTTTTCTTTTTTTAAGTGCAAGGGCCAAAATGTCTCCTTGCTCTTTTGTAGGCATAAAACAAATCACTTTATTGAAAGGTGATGAAAGAATTAAGTTCAAAGCTGAAGCCTTGTATTCCTCTAAGTTACGTGAGAAACGGTAGCTTTCAGAAATCACAAAATTCGTCGAACCGCTTACTTTATGGATTAAATCATAAGGGATATCGGGTGTTGGTGTCGCAGTAAAAAACATATTCACATTAATTTTATTTTTAATGAACCTATAAGCTGGTTCTTGGATGTGGGCTTCATCGAGAATGACGAAACCACGTTTGTAATTAGACAGGAAAGATTGAGGGGTTGTTATAATAATCTCTCCATCACGACTTTGACTACCATGTACCCACTCACCAACTCGGATTTCATTACTTAGTGATCGAAGTCTTTCGGCTACTTGCTTCACTAATATGGCCCGAGGAACAATCATGATGAGTTTATCCGTTATGCCGTTATCAGTTAAATATTTCTGGGTCTCGATCAAGAACCCAGTAGATTTGCCCCAACCAGTTGGTGCATCGAACAAAATTTTTTTGTTGAAGTTTAATTGATAGATTTCATCTAAAAATTTCCCTTCTTTTATTGTTTTATTTGAGAGTCTAGCTCCCTTTAAAAAGAAACATTTAATTTGATTGATTAACTTGAAGCACCATGCTTCAATATCAATTAAGGGTAAATCAATATTTAAGGTCGCAGACCTTACGAAGAATTTCCTAGATACAATGATGAGACTTATCAACACCGTATAAAAGTTATTTTCAGTATCATATTTCTTAAAATTATGTAAGTTATTGGAGAGTAGACAAGATATAAAACTAAACCCAATATTCAAACGATTGATACCATCCAGCATGAAAGAAACAGGGTCGTAGATTTTATTTTTACAAATGCTGGAAACCCTCTTGAAATTAAAAATGAACAGTGTAAGTAATGGGTCAAGGTACGACTCAAAATCTACACTTGGTTCTACGACAAAATCTTGTGGGATGGGTATATTATTTCTTATTAATATTTTTTTAATCTCGCTAACCGGCAAACTACTTTTATTTGATAGGTTTAAGATGTAGTTTGAGACCTCCGGCGAAAATACTTGAAATAACTTCCGTACAATGATGTTTTTATCAACATCAATGTTCATATCTAGGCAAAGGGGGGAGAGATTATTATATATAAATTTAGAGTACCATACAATGGTATCTCTAATCGAAACGGGTTTTCCCACGCACTCGTCGAGATATTCCTCAAATTCATAGCTGAGGACTTTCTTGACATGTGCCGTCAGTGGTTCATAAAATTTGATTAGACACTGGTCATATGTTGATTTAGCAATCCTATAATGAGGATTTTTAATCGCATTCGGGTGTCTATCTACATATTGGTGGAATAATAAGTCGACCTCATCGAATAAGGCTGGATAATGCACTGATAATAATTTAAAAGCTGCAAACTTTTGTATAAAATCAGTCTCATCCGGACGACTTTTCTTAAATTTGTCGAATTTATAAACCAGTTTGTTGTAATTATGTCTTACACCATGGGTGAAAGACTTTCCGAAATGGGTTGACAGTATCGAAGCATCATATTCATCAAGTTCAAAATAAGATTTAGATAAGAATTCATTGTCCTCCATTTTTCCCCTTGCTTCAACTTTGAGGAAAAGAGTACCTTTATAAATTCTTTCACATAAATCTACAATATCATCAACGGTATGAATTGCTTCTTCGTATGACATACCATGTAGAAATTGACCTGGTTGGATTTTGACTCCAAGGATATTATCATCAGCATAATTTTTGAGGTCATATATATCAAAGAAAGCAGAGTAAGGTAACCCGGTTGTTTCCGAAAAAAGATGGATCAATTGAATGTCCAATCCAAGACAATTGTCTTGGGAGGTTGAAACACACCCAGTTGCTTTACCACGTTTCTTATCAAGTAATTCCCCCGTTACACCAATAAATAGTGGATCCGAGTAGTTTTGCCGATAAGTATTTTTAAGTAATTTTTTGATTTGCTCGAATTGTTCGTGGTTTTCAAACCCCTTTGTGCGTAACTCGCGTATGAGATCAACAGTTTGGTGATTCATAGTAGAGTCAAAAGCACTCATATCTAATGAGAATATGTAGGAGTATTTACTGAATTCCTTAAACATTGGGAGCATACCAAAGCCAGTTAACGGTCTACCAACCTGAGCAGGTGTGGTATGATAAGCGAAACGATGATCAGGTTCGTATGCTAGGACTTGGTTGGTGAAGTATGAGAAAAAAGGAGCACCTATTATTGACCTTATCTTATTCATTTTTTCCTTAACTAGGTACTCCATCTTTGGAAATACATGAGGGATTGCTGCTATTTTATTGGAATTTGATAAGAACTTATTAACCCAATTTACAAAATCAGACCTTGGTACTTTATTTAGGAGTACTCGTCTTTTTTGTAACCTTGAATTTTTAAGAGCACCAAACCCAGCTGAAAATTTTAATTTCATTGCCCTCAAGATTTTCTTAGGATGTGTTATGCGGGAATTTTTGAGCATCGGTTTAAACTGTTCCCACATTGTCTCTAGCATTTCATCCTTTCTAAAATCATTAAATTCATATTCCTCCTGACCATATCGAGATGTGGAGCATAAAACTCTTTCAATACTATAATTATTACCGGTCCAAACTGCTTCAGGGATTGACCCTTCTACCAAGTTTTTTTCAGTAATATCACGTAAATAGTCTTGTTGGAGTTTTTTTGCTTCACCTTTTACTTCAATTGGATAAGACTGGGTGTTGGTCTTAAATGAAGTCGTATATAGACGATTAATTGAAGTCTGTTTGATCTTAAGTGGGAGTATAATGTTCGGGTTATCATTAAGGAAAGTGTGTGTATACGAATCTTCTTTAATGGATCCTTGTTCACCGAAAATCTTTTCCATTTCTTGCAAGGTCCACTTGATCCGGTACTCCTTTTCGTAAAGATCATCAGAAATCACGGGTAATTTGAAATAATCGTCATAAGCATCTAGGTTATACATAAACGGAAATGATGTTTTTGTGGAGAAGATGCTTAATGGTCCGAAGGATTTGTTTTCAGAAACGTTCAACAGTAAGAGTGAGAAAATACGATTATATTTCCTCAAGATGTGGTTATATTTCAGTTTGGTCAAGAACATGGTGCTAACAATTAAGCAGACCATGATCAGGTAAATGATATAGTATATCCTATACAATACTAACTTATAAAAATAAGTAGCATTGTATATAGCCATTTGTTCGTTTGCAACTATTACCGACTCCGGAAGTTGCAGGAGAGAAGTGATCATGAAATAAATTTTATAAACCTGGTATATTCTAAATAGTACCCAGGCTATATTATTTTTTAAAAATTTTTTTGTAGAGTCTCTATATATTATTAAATCCCATTGAAGGGATAAATTCTTAAGTATAAAGATTATAGGTAATTTCGCTATATTTTTCTTAATCAATATAGCTTCCTTCATTAAAACTAATGTAGGATAGAAAAAACCTGCTATTATAATAAGCAGGAAAAAGAAAAAACCTAAAATCTTATATTGTTTCTTTGATACTAATGCAATAATTAACGGGAACATTAATATCACATCAATATCATCTGGAAGAGGTGAGACAATACAACCTATTTGCAACATGAATAAGGCAATAGGATTTTTAAGGAGCCAGATAAAGATTTTTTTGCCGTAATCGAAAATCAAAACGTATATCACCCATTCAAGAAAAAATTCGAATGAAAAAATTTCTTTCATGTAGTGTAGTAAGACGGCCCACTTACTTATTATCGCACTATGAACAATGTAATAAGTATACAATATTGGAAAAGCATACTTAAAAATGGAGAAGCAGAGAGGTATATAAAAAATAATTAAAAAATCAACGATCGTTAATTTTATAAGGTAGAAAAGAGTAATAATATAATTAACCCTCTTATCTTTCAAATCATAATAATAATAATTAATAAAAAATATAGAGGCTAAAAGTGCCCCAATAAAATGCACAATCATATTCTTATATGCGGTATCACCGGAATTCCATCCTGATGATCCACCATAGTAGGAAGGAGCTTGAGAAGTATTATTATTGTATGCTGTAAAATTAGGGTTACAGTCACAATTATAACCTTCTGGCATTAGGCACTCATTACAAAGTGGGACTGAACGACCTTGATCAATTACTTGATCATTGTCGACCACTTGGGTGTACCTAGCCTCAAGTTCCATGTTAGCCATCATTTGGTTCAACCGTATGAGATTGGCTTCGGGGGAGTTATTTTCGGGTTCGAAGAGGACCTGCTCTTCGTCAAAGGTGCCATCCGTAGTTTCATCTTCTTCGGCTTCAAATTCACGGAGTGAGCACTCCTCAAGTATTTGAAGTTCCAGAAGTGAATTCATATCATATAAATGTAAAATCTTAACCCACATTTCCCTTTGAGATAGAGGGAAATTATGGGTGTTATGCTTATTTGACTCAATAAAGTAGTAAAAAGCATTCAACTCATACCATGTCATGTGGTGAGTTGAAAACTCTTTTTGAACTTCCTTAATGAGGTTCTTAAAATTGAGTGGTACTAGAGTACCATCATCCTTAATTATTTTATATTCAATATAGATACCATCAATAGATCTGGCATCTAATCTTATGTATTTACCAATCGGTGTGTCACCTCTTGGTAATGGGGCCTTAGAGTCTAGTACATTACGGAGTAAAGAATATAACACATACAAACTTTCTGCATCTAAATTATACGATGCAGGGCCTGCGGCCACATCCAAAAAACCGTAAAATAGCATAGGTGGGAAAGCAAAAGAATTCGAAGGATTATACGTAAACATATCACAGTTAACAACATTACGTAAATTCCTAATGGCAGCTCTTGGGTTGAAATAATCGCGATAAGGACGATCTCCCAACAAGTGCTCCCATGAATCCTTGATCTTATAGGAGTTTCTGGATCGGTCAACAAACGCAATGTGCCGTTTATTGGATCCAATAGATCGGTCACAGAAGCGTAGATTTGATTGTGAAGGCATGTTGTTCGGTCAGCATAGGAGGCGACAAGCTCATGTTTCACAGTTAAAATTGCGTCTCTGGTTTATAATTAAACCTCGCCCAAATAATTAATTATTTTTAATAATAACAAGGATAATTTCGTATCAAAAACACCTAAAGAGCACAGATAAGAGTTTTAGGGTTGACCCACTTGGGCTCTTACTGCGGTTTAGTTTGAGGTTAGCCTTACTTCTATTAAAAACACTTAGTACTCAGAGATAGTTCTACAAGTATATTTCAAAATTCATCTATGAAACCCGGAGGCTAGATTAGTTTCTAACTCTATACTTGATTATACCTTTCTCCTACAACCCTTAGTGTTCCTGTAAATTTAATAGGTTAGGTATGCGCCCCAGTTTTATCAACTATGCAAGTATTACCTCACATTTGTTTTTAGCCAATTTTTATCTATTCCTAGACTTTAGGTAAGGCTTCAACCAGTTCATTTTCTTTTTGAGATTATAAAGATAATGATAAACATAACATTGTTTATTTTATTATTCCGAGATTAGTACAGGTAATATTATTACCCCGGAATTACTAAGTCTCTTACATCTAATGTCTGGTGGGATGTTTTTAATGGGGGAGATTCGTAGTACATACCAGATCGGTTTGGTTGATACCCGAATATTATTAATAGATTCATAGCTAGGACAAAGAACTGATAACCATACATTACTACTAACCAGGGTATAAGCCCACGATTTTGTTGGTTTCCTAGCCATCTTCCTGGTTCATGCCAAAAAGTAAATGGACCACGTATGGGGATATAAATATACCGGGCTTGTTGAGGAATACGGAAAGGTCCAAAGGCATTAATCAAAGCAGTCCAGAATTGGATCCAAAAGAAAGAAGACATAAAAATCATTAATCCTAGATCAATGATTGAAAAGACTGATGGATACCAATAAAGGCGCCAATTAAAATAGGTCAAAACAAAGAGGGGTTTTAGAACTAAGAAATCCTCTAAGTTTATATATCGTTCTAGGCGCACATAGACCATGAAGGCAATGGCCATCTGTGCAGGAATTATAGAAGCTCCATATCGTCCGAATATACGCAGCATACCAACAGGTAAAGGGACCTGTTCATAAGGTATCCTGGTTCCTGTAAAAGGGACTATCATATATTCATCCCACGTGGGGCTATCCCAGATTATACCTTCGCTGGGATAATCTATCTGTCTTTGAGTTGTCTGGTGTGTCAAAGTAGGTATTGTCACTCCGCGATCTTCAATTGACTTTACGATAGATTGTACTTTACCAGTAACAAAACTGGTCACAGTCCTAGGCATAGTAGTGGAAGTGGTCCACTCTATCGCACTCCTAGTAGTAGTCACTGTACTAACGGCAGTAGTGCATATAATAGTAACTTTAAGTATTTCAAATAATGTTTTGATGCAAAATTCTATTTTACTATCAGTATAATCTATATATAACCGCCTTTCATTATAAATATCATAGAGTAATATTAAATTAATATAAAATAATATATATAATGTGATATATGGAATTATCTCATTAGGCCTTGGGATCTGAGATAATCCTTGGGATTTAAGCATTTCTGGTAATATTTTAATCGGATTATAATGGTAAAGGAACCAGAAATTAAGGTAATAAAGGATTGAGGTTATAAGGAATGACAGTAGTTTGAGCTCAATCTTCTTCATCTTCATCACGAAAATTATTATTGTATGTAGCAGTAGAAGAACGGAGGAGTTTTTCTTTGGATGCTTTCTTTTTAGCGTCCTTTGCTGCTGCTGCATATATGTCGGCTTCATTATCAGTCATATAATGGGGACTATGAAAATCAGCACCAAGAAAACCGTGCTGTTTCTTAATTCCATGTTTAATTCCCCAATTAAACTCCATATTTGTTCTTTGATACTTATGGTACTCATAGAACAATTGTCCGTGGTATCGGGCCCATTTCCTCAGCAATTTTTGTTTTTGTAAAGGAGCAACTAACTCATTGAAAGTGACACTCAATGTAGTTTTATTTCCGTCTACGACCGTATTAATTGTAATATCTCCTGTATAAGTTGCTCTATTTGAAGAACCATCATCTGCAAGTTTATTGAGTATTGATATGAGGACCGTAGACCTTGCAAGATTGTTATCATCAGTCTGTTCTTCAGGAATTCTAAAACCTTTATAAATAAGGTCTGTAAAGGAATTTGCTGAGTCTCGGTCCATGACTTGCGTTCTTCCGAGATTAAGTGTAGCATTCGGAATAACAAAGTCATAACCAAGGAGCTTATCAACAGCCCCTTTATTAACATCCACAACATTTTCAAACCCGACAGTGAAATACGATTGTGTCCTCGTGACAATCCAATCATCGGACGAATTTGTAGTATCTGCATCCTTTCCCTTTCCGGTGGGTTGCGACATATTTGGTGTTGATTAAAAATTTTAAAAAATCAAGTTGCGAAAGCGTAAGAAGAAAAATATTAACTTGATTAGGATTTTCAGTAATGAGATGGTATAATGTAATGTAAAGACTGTATAAGTTTGTTGACACTAAGGTTAACAAAGTTATTAAGGTATTTTATTTTATTTTATGTTATTTT